TTATTATAAGCATAGTGGTGCCGAAAAGCCTGAGAATGTCCCGGCAAGGGTTCAAGATGCTCCCGCTGCGATGAAGCAATGGATTGCCAGTAAGACACTGATCGGATCTTCGACTGCTGAAACTATTGATGATTTGATTGCATTTCCGGTAGTTAATCCTAATACCAATAAGCTTAATGCTGGAGCACTGCGTAATGCTATTGCAAGAGCTCCGCAAGCAAATATTCCGGTTGAGACTCAGGAATCGATTCAACGTGTAGCCAGGAATCTTTTGGATAGACACTTTACTAATGTAGAATCCGCTAAGGACTTTGGATTTGTTGATTTTCTAGCCAAATTGTTTTCTCTTTCGAAACGTGATTGTTCTTGCCAATACGACAAGATTTACGTTGAGGAAGATAACGATGAAGGAAATGGAGAGGTTTTAGTTATGAATGATAAAGTAAATAAACTAATTGAACTTGGTTGCTTTGAAAAAGACGATATTGAGATTTTGAATAAGCTTAACGATGCTGCATTGGATAAGCTTATTGCTGCTTTTGAAAATTCCAACAAATCCGATGAAGTCAAGACGGAAGTCGAGGCCGAACCTGTTGAAGAGGAAATCAAATCTCAGGAACAGGTTGTTTCCAAGGAAGCCGAAGAGGAAGTTCCTGTAACCGAGGAACATGAAGTTGTACTTGAAAATGTTGAAGTTAAGGATGAAACTCCAAAGGTTAATTCCATGGATGAGGCCATTGATTTGATTCCGGATCCTTGGAAGTCTGAAGTGGCTTCTGCAGTTGCTTTTGTCAATGAATACAAAAAGAAACTTATTGCTAATATTGCAAAGCATAGTGATTTGACCGAAGGTGAGATGAAAGACTTTTCAGTGGATAAGCTGGAGAAGCTATCTAAGGCTATTAAGGCCGATTCCGATTATTCCGGTGTAGTTATGCGGAGGGTGCCTAAGATTAAATCCAACGATAAGGATGGCTATAAACCACCTTCTGTATTGCTATAGTGGACAGAATATGCACGATTTGCGATTGAATATACGAAAGATGAGTTGTTTTATTAACTTAGAGTTTTTTGTATTTAAGGGGGTATAAAATGCCGAATGTAATTCTTTTGAAAGGCAAGCCAATCCAAAAGGAACGGGTTGCCGGTGGTGCGGTTACTCCCGGAGATCTACTCAAACTTAATGCGTCTGGGCAAGTCCAAAGGCATTCTGTATCCGGTGGAAATGCAGTCCCGGCTTTTGCCGATGTGGCTGACTTCATCGGAAGCGGAATTTCCTTTTCATATGCCAGTGGTGATACCGTTAAGTACTTTGTAGCATCTCCTGGAGACGAAGTTTATGCTTTATTGTGTTCTGGTGGTAGCGTGGCTATCGGTACGTTTCTAATGTCTAATGCTGATGGAACTCTTGTGGAATATGCTAGTGGTGATCCAGAATCTGTTGTAGGGGTTTCGTTGGAAGATGTTGATAACACGGCTGGAGATGCAAAGGGACCGCATGACGGCGCTACTCGAATCAAAGTGGAGGTGGTGTAAAATGGAAGACATGGCGAAAATCAATACGTTTAATTCGTTGTTTTCCGGTAACGATCTTGTCACCATGACTTCCAGTGGAATCGATGTCTCTAAGCTTCGCGTAAATTCTGTTCTTCGTGATGATGAATGGGCTCTTTTGGATGCCAGGGTAGTTGATGTTGCCCGTGCACGATTGAATGGAATCAACGATCTTAGGGCGGCAGGTCTGGTGCACGATCTAGGGGGTCTTGGCACGACCGTTTCTCAGTATGAGAAGGCCAGTGACATGTCCAGTGCCGATGTGAGTATGGACGGGGCTACTAAGGGAGAGGAAGATGCTGTTGATTACACGCTGATTTCCGTTCCCGTGCCGATTATTCACAAGGATTTTCGTATCGGCTTGCGGAAGTTGGAAGCTTCTCGTAAGCTTGGCGAATCTTTGGATACGGTACAGGCTGAAATCGCCGCGCGTAAGGTGGCTGAGACGCTTGAGTCTATCCTTTTCCTAGGAGCTTCGAACATCACTATCAATGGCCAGCAACTTGACGGATATACCAGCTTTGATGATGTTAATACCGCTACTGGTGCGGCCGACTGGGGAACTGTTGATAATATTTATCCAAATGTCCTGGCTATGGTTGATGCTTGTGAGCAAGACGGATTCTTCGGTCCGTATATGCTATACGTAGCAACGACTCAGTTCGGTCAGATGCGGCAAGTTTATTCTGCTGTCCCAAGTCAGACGGCTTATGATCGTGTCAAGAGCGGTATCTCTTCGATTATCGATATTAAGCCTTGCTCGCTACTTACCGATTCGGCAGTCCTTGTTCAACTGACCAGGGACGTAGTTGATCTGGCAGTTGGCATGGATATCGTAACGGTACCGTGGCAGAGCGATGGTGGGATGACTCTTCACTTCAAAGTGATGGCTGCTGCGGCTCCTCGTGTGAAGAGTGATTATAACGGTAATTGTGGAATTGCTGTTATTACCGGTATCTAATAATCGGAGATATAAATGAGTAAAGATCTTGTGAAAGTACAGTTGTTGCGGGGGGACCATCGCGGGGTGGTAGACGGCAAAGTTATTGTCTACCACCCTGGCGATGTATTTTATATTAAAGAACAAGACTTATCGATAAAAGCTCTGGCTAAGAAAGTCGAAATTATTACTGAAGAGAATGCCGAGGATGAATTGCTCGATGATTTGAGTATTCCTCTTTCTCGTACAAAGCTCCCCGGATTCATGGTAAAGAATCTTTCCAATGCAGGGTTTAATACCACGGGAGATGTTGTTAATGCTTCCGATGATCGGCTTATGAATGCTCGTGGAGTAGGGCCCGCAACTATCGTTAAGATTCGAGCCGCAGTTGATGAGTTGATTTCAAATTAGATTATGGTATACTGGTCTGGAGCAATTTATGGCAAGAATTACCGGAGATCAAGTAAAGGAGATTATTGAGACAGAGTATACCGGAGATCAACTCGAACCTTTTATAATAGCTGCGAATCATATTGTAAATTCGTATCTTTCAGGCCAGGGCCTCGGCGAAAGTCTTTTAGCCGAGATTGAGCGTTGGCTTGCGGCTCATTTAATAGCTTCAAGTATAGACCCAAGAGAACAAGAGACTCGTATTGGTACTGTTCAGGTAAATGTCGAGGGAGTAACCGGTATGGGTCTTAAGTTTTCCCGCTATGGACAGCAAGCTATGATTCTAGATCCTACCGGTATATTGAGACAGACAGATCATCCTAGAGCTAAGTTTAAGTCGATAAGCGAGTATGACTAATGTCTTTAGACTGGTATCGTAGGCATCTTAATGATACGATTACGTATTGGGCCCCGGCTTCATTGAATGTATGGGGAGAGGAATCTTTTAGTACTCCGATTACTATAAAGGGAAGTTGGGAAAATCGTCAAGAAGAATTCAGTAGTACTTCCGGAGAAGTCATGGTATCGAATGCCTTGGTTTATGTGGATAGACCAATTGAGCATATGGGATGGTTATATCTTGGGACTTCCTCGGCTACAGATCCTAAGACGGTTAATGGAGCATTTCCGATTAGGAGAGTTGATTTTTTTCCCGGGTGGAGACCTTCCGACGGTAAAGTATATGTAGCTCATCTGTAATTATCAAGGAGAACGTTTAATGGATAAAATAAAATTGCTTTGGGTTGGAGATGCAGTAGCTAAAACTGGTTTTGGTCGGGTTACCCATTCTGTTTTAGATCGTATTTGTAATAGATTCTCGGTTTCAGTTCTAGGGATAAATTACTTTGGCGATCCTCACGAGTACACATATCCGATTTATCCAGCCTTGCATTGTAATAATAATGATGTTGTCGGAGCAACAAGATTAGTTCCACTCATAAGAAATATTAAACCTGATGTTGTTCTAATGATGGCAGACCATTGGATCGTAAGAAGGTATTTGAAAGAGATAGAGAAGAATAAAAATACTATTGATGATTGTAAGCTTATTGGTTATATCCCGGTTGACTCTAAGAATGTAGCTTATGCAGAAAGACTTGATGCATTAGATTGCTGTGTATTTTATACTGACTTCGGGTTGCAAGAGGCTCGTAGGTGTGGATTTACCGGCCGAGGAGAAATCATTCCTCATGGGATTGATAGCGACTTATTTTTTCCTATGAATAAGGAAGAGGCCAGGAAGCGATTTTCATCTAAGTTATCAGAAGACTCTTTTATTTTTGGAGATGTGAATCGAAATCAATTTCGTAAGAGGCAAGATATTGTTATTGAAAGCTTTAAATTGTTTCTTGATGAAACCAAAGATGAAGATGCTTTTTTATATTTACATTGTTCTGTTAATGATTATATTGGATACGATATCGATCAGTTAGTAAAGTACTATGGAATTTCCAATAAGGTATTGATCCCGGAAAAGGGAATTAATATCTACAATAACTTTGATGATAATACGATGTGTGTAATTTACAATTCTTTAGACGTTCACGTTAGTTCCGCCATGGGTGAGGGGTGGGGACTTACGCATTTAGAGTCCATGGCTTGTGGTATTCCTAATATTGGGGTTAATTGGTCTGGATTGTCTTCTTGGGTTAAAGATACGGTATTGCTGGTCGAACCTTCCGTTACAGTTACATATCCCGGTACGAATACTATTGGGGGGGTAGTTAGTGCACAGGACTTTGCTTCGGCAATGATTAAGATATATAAGGACAAGGATTTAAGAGAGGACTATGCTAGGAAGGGATTTGAATTAGCTCATTGTGATGACTTTAAGTGGGGAACAATAGCTGATAAATTTGCGAATCTAATTGAGGATGTTGTAAATGTCTAGAAGTCCGGCTAAAGATATTGCATCTAAATTATCCGAGCTTAATTTTGGTACGGAAGGGACAAATATTTTTGCTAACGACATTCCTGGGCATATTGATAATCTTATTGCTGTTTTCGATACGGGAGGTCTTGCTCCTGATAATGTAATGGGAGGAAGTTCGGTTAACCCTGCATTTGAAAATGTAACAATTCAGGTTAGGGTTAGGAATAATTCAAATTCAACGGCTCAGCAAAATATTTATGATATTTTTAGAAATCTTAATTGTTTAAGTTCGACTTGCGGATCTACGGATTATTTGTTGATACAAGCAATGCAATCTCCATTATTGATGGAAAAAGACGAGAATGAACGTTATAATTACGTATGTAATTTTATCGCGGTTAGGAGACCAAGCTAGGGAGTGATGATATGGCTGATGAATTGAATAATATGAAGTTTTATAAAGGGTCTTTTATTGAATCGGAACCTGATAAATCTGAAGATAAAGATGAAGTTGTGGACACAAAGAAGCCAAAAGACGATTGTAAGAAAGAGAGGACTCGATACGAGTATTATGTAAGTGGTGCTAAAAGATTGAATTTGGATGGTAAGGTTTTTAATCCGGGAGATGTTGTTCCGGAGAATTTAGTATCGAGTTTTTATTTGGTAAACGGTCATATATCTAAGAGAATTTTGGAGGGTTAATAAATGGCTAAGTTTGGTCCTTTTAAAGATGCTTATTTGTCGGTTAACGGGGTTGATCTGTCGGATAATGTCAAGTCACTTACCGTTAATGCCGGTGCGGTCACTCTTGATGAAGCTGCAATGGGAGATAATACCGAAATTCAACGGGCCGGTCTGCTAAACTGGAGTGTCGACGTTACGTTTTTCCAGGATTTTACTTCTGGATCGGTTGATGCAACGCTGTATCCTCTCTACGTATCTGGTACTAATTTCTCGATTGTCTGTAGGCCGACTTCCGGATCCGTATCCAGTGGAAATCCGCAATGGAGTGGCCAGGCATTTATCTCTTCGTATCAACCGATGGGCGGAACTCATGGTGACGAGCTTATGGCTCCGGTAACGTTTAGTCCGGCTTCAGACCTAACTCGTACTATCTCGTAATTTATGATTACAGTCCGTTGGGAACCGATAAACATGCGCATGTCGCAGTTGTCTTCGCTGCGATTGCAATGTATTGAAGTTGTCGGTAAGGAGATACAAGACATTTCGGAAAAAACCATACTTCCCCAAAGCATTGAAGAATGTCCTATTCGTACTGGAGCTCTAAGAGATACGGGAAGGGTAAATAAGCCGAAGATAAGCCCCAATACGTATAGTGTTGAATTGGCTTATGGGGGAATTTCAAAGAAGTTTGGTACGCGAGTAGATTATGCAGTTATTCAGCATGAGAAGTATGAACATAAGAGGACTCCAGGTACTAAGTGGAAGTATCTGGAAGATCCGATAAAGAGGAATGTACAAAATATTTATTTTGCAATGGCTAGTGCCTTTGATTTTCTTGTAAAAAGAGTATTTAATGGCTGATACTTTTTTGAAGTTTTTAATAGTACACTTGTTAAATGATTTTATTCCGAGGTGGGAATATTGGAAAGAAACTTATACGGAAGATGAAGAGAAGGAACTTCACGAGACTCTGATACGATTACTTAAGGGACAGATCAGAGCCGTGAGGAGATACTTGGAAGACACAAATGGAAAAAAACGGTAATTCTAATGGGAAGATATTAAAGTGGGATTCCAGGATATCGTTAGGGCAAGTATTTGTAATTATAACTGTTATATGTAGTTTCTTTTGGGCATATGCAGCGTATTCGTTTCAAGTTGAGGAAAATACAAGAGCCGTATCCGGAATAGATAGCAAGTTTGTTACTAGGTCTGAATTCAGTCTATTGATGAAGAGAATAGATGATATTCAGTCGGACATAAAAGAATTAAGACAAGAAGTAAGACAATTAGGCAGTCAGCGCTAAGCGTTAAGCAACCGCTGTCTAAATATCAGAACTTAGGAGAGCATTATGACGAAGCAAATTAAGCAAACTCCAACCTATGCACTTACCTACATTGATGACGTTCCAAAGTGGGATTTCGGTGCTGATCTAGTTACTTATTCCCTATTGATGCCGAAGAATAGGCTACTTGTTCCAGCCATTCGTCAGCATACTGATATGGAAGCTCGTAAAGGATTCTTTAGAGAAGAAATAGAGGCACTGAAGCGATCTGTGGCCGGTATTAAATTCCGTGGAGATACTATGGAAATCGGTGATGTTAACGAGGTTCCATTGTGGAATTTCGTTGACATGCATTTTGAACGTTTCTTCGGAGTTGAGCCGGACGATCCCGAACTTCATAAGAAATATCTAGACGAACATTGCAGTATAAAGACAAGAATTTTCCGAGAAGGAGTGCAGGGAATTACTTATGAAGAACCGGATGACGATTCTTCCGAGATAGACTCGAATGATATTAGCTTTCAACTATATGACATTACAGCTGTTGAAGACAACAAGGAAATAGAGCTATATCAACATCTTTATTCGGTTGAGAAAAAGCGGGTAGAGCAAGTCTACATGACTCACGTTATATCCATGATGAGCGAGTCCGACTACCAGAGATATCGCAGGGCAACTACACGAAAGATAAATGCAAGGAAAAGGACAATGGTAAGCTTAGAGGATTATTTTTCTCAGAATGCATTGTACAATAAGCTCATTGTCCGTATTGACGGTGCATTGGTAAACGGGAAGCCTTGTGAATCGGAAAACAAAGAGGATTGGGTAGATCTTATTCCATTGGATCACAAGTTACTTGTCCTATCGGTTCTTGTGCGGGAGATCGAAGGAAAAAACGTATTGTAAGCGAGGTAGTCCCTCGCGCAATAGAGTTATGGACAGGTATAGTCAAGAAGATATCATGTCCGCGCGAGGAGAACTTCTTCGAAATGTATGGTACGTCTCAGAGCCATCAGGAACAAATTCGGGGCTTATATCCCGATAATAATCATTGCAAGTT